TCGTGATGAGTCGGCGTTCAACGAAGATGGCCTTCGCACAATTTACGAGATCTATACGGACCTTGATGTTGATGACGAGAAGGGTCTGAAGAACACCACATGTCCGTACATTGTTACGATTGATAAGACGACCGGCAATGTGTTGTCGATCTACCGTAACTGGGAAGAAAAAGACGAACTGTGCCGCCGTCTTGACCACATCATTGAGTTTACGTTTATCCCCTGGCGCGGAGCGTATGGCATTGGTCTGCCGCACCTAATCGGTGGTCTGTCTGCGGCCTTAACCGGCTCGCTCCGCGCCCTTTTAGACAGCGCCCATATCAACAACAGCGTAACTATGCTGCGGTTGAAGGGTGGAGATCGTGGCGGTCAATCGTTGCGTATTGACCCAACGCAGATCGCGGAAATCGAAGGCGGCATTAATGTCGATGACATTAAGAAGCTCGCCATGCCGATGCCGTTCAACCCGCCTTCGCCTGTCCTTATGACCCTGATGGGTTTCTTGGCAGACGCGGCCAAGAACGTCATTCGCACCAGCCTAGATGAGACTGCCGACAGCAATTCTAACGCGCCGGTTGGTACGACGATGGCCCGCATTGAGCAGGGCCTTGTGGTGTTCTCTGCGGTTCATGCTCGCTTGCATGAGTCTCAGCACCGCGTTCTGAAGGTCTTATCTCGCATCAACCGCATGTATCTGTCTGAGAAGACGGAGTACGCGGACTACGGCGAGCTGGCGGTTAATCGGTCTGACTATGAAGGCCCCTTGGATTTGATGCCGGTTTCGGACCCGAACATTTTTTCCGAACAACAGCGGTTTGCTCAAGTTCAAGCCATTGCGGCCCGCTCGCAGAACAACCCGTTGTATAACCAGCGGGAGGTTGAGAAGCGCATTCTTTCGACACTGAAGATCCCCAACCCGGATGCGTTGTTGGTTAAAGACACGAAGCCAAAGGAAACCAACGCAGTCAATGAGAACGTGGCCGCGATGATGGGTGGTCCGGTTATCGCGTTTCCAGAGCAAGACCATATCTCTCACTTGCAGGCCCACATTGCCTTTATGAACAATCCTCTCTTTGGCTCGTCTGAGCTGGCGGGGCGTATGTTCATCCCGGCGATGCTAAACCACATCAAGGAGCATCTCAGTTTCTGGTATTTGAGCAGCATGTTTGAGATCACCAGCGAAGCGGCTGAAATGGATATCTCTGAGCTTATGTCTGACAAGATTGAAGACAGCGTCGAAATGGACCGTCTGTTTGCAACTGCTACGCCAAATGTCATGCAGCAAGCCCAGCAGGCTTTGGGACAAATGCCGCAGATTATTGGGCAGGCCGTCAAACGTCTGTCTGAGCTGGCTCAACAAAACCAACCGACTGGTCTGGACCCGACAACACAAGCCATCATGGCGGAAACACAACGCAAGGCCCAGTCTGATCAAATGCGGTCGCAGCTTGAATCCAAGCGCATGGAGATTGATACGCAAGCGGCGGCTCAAGACATCCAGCTCGCAGCGCAGAAAGCTGCAATGGATGCCCAGAAGATCCAGGTGGATCAGGCCCTCAAGGCCCAGAAGATCCAGCTCGATGCTCAGGGCAAAATGGCTGATCTTGCCTCGCGTGAACGTATCAACAACGAAGATAACCAGACGGCCAAAGACCTGGCTGCTTTGGAAATTGCTAGCGGCAATAAACTTGCCGTTTCAACCGGCGCTGGGATTAATCCTAGACCCAGGGCCTATTAAGGGAGAACGATGATGGCTGAACAAGCGATTAACCAACACAAGAAGATGGCTATGGGCACAATGCCCAAGACGCTCAACTCGCCTAAAGTTGGCTACAAAAAAGGCGGCGTTGCGATGAAGAAAATGATGAAGGCTTCTGGCCGCAAGAAGTAGGTCAGATGCTAAACCAAGTAGTCAGAGCATTAGAGCAAGAGAAACAAAATCTTGCTCACAGCGCACTTAAAACACCGGCTTCCGATATGTTCCTTCACGGGAAAAATGTTGGTTTGTATGCAGGTCTTCACAAGGCGCTGGAGATAATCAACAACCTTTACCATGACCGTGAGGAGACAAAGCGTGACATTTAAAGTCGCACCAGTCAGTGACAACCAAAAAGTAAGTTGTATTACTGTCGGAGAAACGAAGAAACTTAATCTAAACTTCAAATGGACCAAAGAGCACGACGAGGCTTTCGTCGATGTTGATCCTTTAATCGAGATTTTTGGTTCGAGAATTTTGGTTCAAGTTCGCACTCCAAAACTAAAAACTAAAGGCGGCATTATTCTGACAGAAGATGCCAAAGAAACTGAACAGTGGAATACCCAAGTGGGCCTTGTCCGAGCAATCGGGCCTCTGGCCTTCTGTAACCGCGAAACAATGAAGCCGTGGGTTGAAGGTATTTGGTGCCAACCGGGAGATTTCGTCCGTATGCCAAAGTACGGCGGGGACCGCTGGCAAATCAAAGCTCCAACCGGCGAACCGGCTTTGTTCGTAGTTTTCAATGACCTTGACCTAGCTGGCCGCCTTTTAGGTGATCCGCTGGCCGTCAAAGCGTTTATTTAGGGGTGGGCCATGTCAGACAAAAAAATTGCCGATGAGAATGGTGGGGATGATGAAGAAGAATATGTTATTGTTGATAAACCCGTTGAAGAGGTTGCTGAAGAAGAGGCCCCCGTTGAAGAAGCTGTCGATGAAGACGAGCGGCTTGCCAACGAAGCGGAAGACGTTGACGATGAGCAAGGTCAGCGGAAACTCAGCACTTCCGAGCAAAATCGCAAACGAAAAGAAAAACGAAGACAAGCCCGTGAGCGCGATAAGCAAGAAATTGACCGTCTTCGTTACGAAAATCAAAACTTGGCTCAAAGGCTTACGGGCCTCGAAACCAACTTTGTAAAGCGTGACGCTCAGACTGTTGAAGAGCAGCTTGAACAGACTTCTCGGGATTATCGTTCTGCTGAAGACGTAATTGCCAAAGCCGTCGAGGCTGGCAATGGTCAAGCGGTTGCGGAAGCTCTTAGAATCCGCGACCAGATCATGTCTAAGGCTCAGTCTCTGAATGCTCAAAAGCAGCATATTCAGAACTATCAAGCACCTCGGCAAACCCAAGAGCAGCCTCAATCTTTCCGCCCTGATCCGCTCTTAAAGCGGGCTGCCGAGCAATGGATGGATAAGCACGATTGGTACGACCAAAACAGCAACGAAGATGATGCCTTGGTTGTAAGGACAATTGATGATAAGTTAACAGCAGAAGGCTGGGATCCGCGCACAGAAGAGTACTGGGAAGAGCTTGACTCAAGAGCGAGTAAATATCTTCCACATCGTTATCAAAGGAACTCATCTGTGAGCCAGTCAGCCCCAAAACGCAAAGGTCCCCCGGTGGCGGGATCTGGACGAGAGAATGCTCCTGTTTCCACCCGGCGCGAAGTTTACATCACTCCGGAACGTAAACAGGCAATGGAGGACGCAGGTTACTGGGAAGATCCTGAGAAACGAAAGCGCATGTTAAAGCGTTACGTTGAACAAGATCGAAACAGTAATTAACAGGAGCATCATAATGTCATTAGATAATCGTATTAAAAAAACCGAAGACGCTGGCCGTATGAACAAAGCGATGGAAGATCGCACAGTCACCGAAAGCCGCGTATTTACTGACGACGAACGTGTCGAAATGTTCAGAAATCAGTTTATTCAAGCAGCTCTACCTGACCTACCCCGTATTCCGGGTTTTCACGTTTGCTGGCTAACGACTACCAATCCTCGCGACCCGATTCATGGTCGCATCCGTTTAGGTTATGAGCCGATCAAGCCTGAAGAAATTCATGGCTGGCATATGGCGACACTAAAGACGGGTGAGTATGCGGGCATGGTTGGTGTGAACGAAATGCTGGCGTTCAAGATTCCGGAAAGTCTTTTCCAAAAGATTATGACAGAGTTTCACTACGATGCGCCAAACCGCGAAGAAGGCAAACTGCAAGATACGCTGAATGCCATTCGTGAGCAGGCCAACCGCGCAGGTGGAAGTGTCGAAATGGGTGATGGGTTTGATGAGTTGCAACAACGCACCTCCTCTAGGCCCGTTTTTGAGTCCTAGAGGGTTTATCAACTCAATCCAAAGGAAGACATTTTATGTCTGCAACTAGCGCTCCTTTCGGGTTCCGGCCAGCCTTTAGCCCGACTGGTCTGATTCGCCCGATTGCTGTAATTGATGGCATTGCCAGCGGTTATGGTACAAATATCTTTGCTGGCAACTGCGTAAAACTCAATAATGGTGTTATTGAAGCCGTAACTGCCGGAAGCTCTGACTTTATCGGCGTGTTTGCCGGTTGTTCGTTCACCCCAGTCGGTGGTCGTCCAACGGTAGCAACTTTCTTTGCTGCTCAAACAACCTATGATGCCGGTACGATGACTGCTTACTACTACAGTGACCCGACGA